TAAAGCTTCCATTTAGAGTTTGAATTAAGTCTCCTACGGCAGGTTGAGCTCCAACTTCGGGGAAATCACTTACCGATATAACAGTTGAACCTACTCCAACCGTGGCGGAATTAGGAAGTCTAAATTTTTCTAAAGAAGTTGCAGTTCCAACATTATTAAATGCTTGAAAGAATATTTTAGAGGTGGCCGTTGGTTGTGGAAATGAAGTCAATGGATTGGAACTATATTCAACTTCTGAGCTCAAATTTGTAATGTAATCAAAGTTATTTGTAATTTTAACATCAATGCTCTGATCACCAATCTTGGTGATAATTCCTTTGAGATAGCCAGTAAAAGTATCTATAGTTCCCGAAGAAGTAACATATTGGACGCCATTTAATCCGCAGGTAAGAGCCATTCCAACTGTAAGGCCAAAAGTGCCAATGCCAAGTATTTGGTCAGCAGCTGAGTCTATTACGCACACTTTCAATCCATTACCCCAAGATCCAGGGTTTTTTGTAGCCCAAGTCCAACCGGTTGGATTTGTCTGTGAGTTATCGTAATCTTCTGTACTTTTAATTTTTAAACCTAAAGCCGATGAAACTGGAGAGTGGGAATTTACTAAATTATCTGAATCGCTTCTAACTACTCTTACAACTCCACCGTAAGATAAGTAAGATGAGGCTGACATCCAATACTCATATTGGCCATCATTACTCAACGGTTTTCCAAAAGTTTCTAATAAAGTTTTTTCGGTGTCTACTAGGACGGGAACTCCTACAGGGCCTCTCAAAAATGGACCAGCAATAACTCCTACTTGGTCGTTAATAGCGTCGATTCTCCCTACAGTTAAATCGACTTCCCTTACTTTAACGCCTGGTGATACTAAGTTTAGCGACATTTTTTTCCCTCTAGAGAAGCTTCAACTTTACTAAATGTATTTATAAATTGCTAACTCTATATTGGGGAAACTGCCCATGAACACTCTACCAATCTGGATATTCCCAGATATATTTGTGTGGCCTACTCCTCCTACCCTCAGTAATTCTTTGTATGGTACATAGTTTACACTCATAAGAATATGCAGAGGGTAGGTTTCCTCTACCCTTACGAGTCAAATAAAACCCATCTATCAAGTCTTTAATTTGACCACAACTTCTACACTTTCTTTCTGTAAGGTATAGGTGTTCTAATTCAAATTGATCATCCAATTCCATTTACTTATAATCCCACATATATGCACGATCTCCATATTCATCTACATGCCAGCGATCTCCACTCTCATCTACAAAACTTTCCGAAGAATCTAAGCCATCAGAAATAAATCCAAAAGGAGCCATGTCCTGTTCTATTTGGTTCTTTTGTTCATCATATATTCTTTTACGAACATCATTGTCAGTCATCTCTTTGAAGTATGGTTGACAAACTAACCAGGAAAAAATAACCAAACACATTGCTAGATCGTCATTACATCCCTCTTCTG